GATCGTCTATGACGGATACACGTTTGATCCTGCTCTACGGGCAGACAAATACAACACGCACGTCCTTTGTGTTTTCCACATGAGGATACCCAGGAACGACTCAATCGCCGATCTGTGGGAGCAGGGGATCATGCCGTCCATCAAGATAGCATACCAACCTAGTGACTCGTTTTTCCGCATCGTATTCCTACCCGAATCACAAGGAGGCGGGTCGATAACTATGATGTGTGACGGGTTTACAGCCGACGATTTTATACCGATCAAAGCTGTGATTATAAACGACGACGAGGATTACGAGGACATGTTTTATGAGTAAGAATAAAAAAGTAAACTACGACTGCTGGATATGTGATGACAAGGGTTACAACTTGGAACGGTCATACGAACCGGACATACCGCATCAGAGAGTCCCTTGTATCTGTAGAAACAACACAATCTCTAACCATGAGTACAAAGAAAAACAAACCCAAGACAAAAATGAAAACAAGAAAGGTAGCTAAGACTACAGAGAATCCAGAACGAACACAGGTTACACTGGCCGACCTCGCCAAAGAGGTTCTCGGTCATGTATCCGAAGGTGATATCTTCGAGCTGGTAGAAAAGAAGGGAGAGGACTACGGTCTTTCTCAACGTGGAGGGGTCTATCGAGCCATGTTCTATAGGAACGGCGTAATGATAGCTCGCTCAACTAAGCAGACTGATATCAGTAGATCACGGGAAGTACGTGACGCTGTGTTCGATCTGCTTGAGAAGAAGCACGGAGCTGAATGGAGGGGTAGTCGGTCTAGCGATCTAATCGCATCGGCCAAGGCTAACCCCGACGGCATGGATGGTATCTACGAAGCTACTATCTACCGTGTCAGTTTGGCAGGGGTAACCTACACAACTACAACTAACCTTGACCTAGCCAAGAAACGTCGCAACGAAGCGATTAAAAATCTAGGTCTTTAAAAAAACAAACAACTAGAACCATGAAGAAAACATTACGTATCGGTAAGAACCGAAGCAAAGCCCGAATCTGGATCGAGGGACAAGCCCTCGCTGCTGAAGGATGGGAGAGAGGTGACGAATTCTATTCGCGATTCGATCACCACAACGATGAGATCGTCTACAGTAAACCTAGTAGATCGACGGAAGGTCGGCAGAGAAAAGTTGCTGGCACTGACGTTAGACCTATCATCGACACGAACACGAACGAGATCTTGGATGTGTTCGGAGAGGATGCAACTCACGTTGACATCACGGTCGGGCCGGATGAGATAACTATCCGCCGAGGTCACGCACCAACTAAGAAGGTTGCAGGTGCAGCGGTGGCCTTAGCCCTAGCTGCCTCCACCCTCGCAGCCCCGTTCATCAGCCAGTTCAAGGCAGGTGCTAAACGAATCCTCGTAGCATGTGAGGAGTCCGGTAAGGTCAGAGACGAACTGACTGCCCTCGGACACGACGCAGTATCCTGTGACATCCTCGACACACGAAGTCCTTACGGTTGGCATATCACCGGAGATGTGACACCCTACCTGTCGATGGAGTGGGATGAGGTGTACGCCTTCCCTCCCTGCACCTACCTCACCGTGAGTGCGGCGTATGCCTTTAAGGATCCTGACTACGAGAAGTATCCTGGAGTCGGGTATCACCAGAAACTAGGACCGGATAAGCTGGTTGGAAAAGAGAGGCGTGAGGCAAGGGCCGATGCTATCGAGTTCGTCAAGCTCATCTGGGATTCATCAGAGAAGGTAGTGATAGAGAATCCCAAAGGATTCCTTTCGTCCATGTGGAGAAAGCCTGATCAGATAATACAACCCTATTGGTTTGGTGACCCCGAAACAAAGGAGACATGCTTGTGGTTAAAGAACGCCAGCAAGTTGACAGCAACTAACATGTTGTCCGTAGAAGAGAACGGATACCAAGTAAGTAAAGGGAAGCACGCTGGCAAGTGGAGATGGAAGAACCAGTCACCCTGCGGCGGACCATCGATGGGGCCAGTAGCCGACCGTGGTAAAGTTAAGTCCGTTACCTACGACGGGATCGCTCACGCTCTCGCAACCCAAATCACAGGCAAGGCATGAACCACATTAAAGTTCTTCAAGAAAAACTGGTGACCCCTAGCGATAATGGTAGCTGCCAAGACTGGGACTTCGAGCGTAAGTTTAATGAACTCACCGGACTATCTCCTAGTCAGTTCCACGGTCTGTCCACAGTGACTGAGCATACACCTTCCAGACATGTTAGGTCTCTAGGGATCTGGGACATGGTGGAACGGACGGTGATGTCAAACTCTCGATCTCTCTACATCAGGGTTGGAGGCGGTAGATCAGTGTTGTTATCGGTGATGGATAAGCTAACTGAGGTCGAGACAGTTACCGCCTTCGAGGATCTACCCGATGCTTTGGATGCCTACGCTCAAGAGAAACAGAAGAGCAGCGTCTACACTGCCTCTGTATCTCTTGTCATCGAGAGCACGGACTATGAACCATTCTACCAAACGGATAGATGTATGGAGCAGGTTACGCCGGACAAGCTAGCTACTCTAGCATACGAAGCAGCACTCTCTGAAACGTACTGCGAGAAATGCCCAACCTCTCATCGTGGATATGCGATACCAGACTCCTTCTCTAATGGGGAGAAGTCCTGTGAGATTTGGACCAGGGCATATAAAGAAGGGGTTGACGATAGGCATACCCACATCGATGAGGGTGTGCGTTACGCAGATCTAGACTGGCAAGACTAGTCCCCCGTGTATCGAAGCAGACCTGCTGCCGTGTCGTAATCCTCTTCACAGTCTACCTTACTCAGGCGGACGAGAGTTCCGGCACGGCACAGGTTGTCGATACATCTATCAATGGCGGTGAGAGTGCCGAGCCTATCCCCAGAAAAGCTCGTCCGAGTTTTCATTTTATTTTTTAGCAGTGAGTAGGGGACGATGGACGTGTCCTCGGATGCAGCCTCAGACATTCTATAGCTTCGACGACGGTTACGTACAGAGGCAGAGACTACCTGATCAATCACTTTGAGCATGTCCCGCTCTTGCTTTACCTGACCTTTGCCAATGTCGCCAGTCTTAAACCTCTTCACCATCGAGAGGTCGCAGTGTTCGATCATCTTGATAGCGAAGGAGGCGTGCTTCTCCTTGATCACCGGATTTTCATAGTCATCCCCTACTGCCAATACGGTGGCCATACGATAGACCTTGATAGCCGAGCGGTTCATAAGCTCAGCTTTTAGCTTATCCTTAGCCTTACCAAACCCATGGTTGGTCTTCTCTTTCTCATAGCTGGAGATCATGTGGTGGGCTTTCTTTGTAATGCGTGCTCGAATCGTATCGTCCTTTTGATCCAGCGCGTCCGCTGCCTCCGAGAGGGAGACAAGGCTATCGCGAAGCTTGCGTGGCATGTCAGGGTTTAAGTTGTTAGGTTCAACGTAATCCGGCTCCTTCAAGCAGAAGAAAATCTGTCGCTGCAATAGGCCAGTCTTAGAGGCTGACAAATCCAGGTCACCGAACAGGTCTTCTATTGTGGATTCACCATACATACTAACAGCCGGACGGTAGACTCTCGTCATGGTGTCCTCGTCTTTCTTAGCTCTACGTCTTGTTTTCCAAAACGACTTAGGATCAGCAGCCATAAACGTATTAAGAGTAGCCTCACACAAGGCATCGATATGCGGTGGTTTGTGAGGATTGAGTAGCTTACGCCAATACGCCCCAGCTTCGGGGACATGAGACATAACCCGTTTGCTCTCGGAGATAGCGGTCTCCACCGCTTCACCCGAAGCAAACTTCCCAACATGGCTTTCTCCATACTGAGGGTGGTCTTCAATCAGGTCAGATGTTATCCATCCCAAAGACTTGGTGAACGCTTCTTTGCCCCAACCAGACTCGCCTAGAACCCACAAGTTTAGCACACACGCCGTTCCACTAGGAGTAAGCCATGCACGCTGGCACTCCTTAACAATAGCCACCAAAGCAGAAAGTATAGAGACCTGCTGATTAGGACGGTAGCTTCTCTTGTAGAGGTATCGAGCAAGACACCTTACGATTTTGGAAGGAACAGCATCTATCAAATCCGTCGGGTAGTTGAAGCTTTCCTTACTTGATACAGTGAAGATCTCATCATCACTGAAGCTGTTGTCTGACACCGCTTTCTTTTTACTCCTCTTTTTCCTAGCTACTTTCTTTTCTCTTCTACGTTTCTCAATGTTCTTTACAGCCCTCTTTCTAACTTCAGCAGCGCGTAGCTTCTTCCCCCTGTTCTCCCTGATCGAGTAGTCGATGTATCCTTTCACCGAATACTCCCCCGACTCTGAATCTCTTCGAGCTTTCCACTCCCTGTAGAGACCAGACTCGGCAAACAAATACCGGACTAGCTCGTTGCTCTCAGTAACGTCACAGAACATATTGACTAGGGCATGGTCAGCCTCCGACTGGGAAGGGTAACCTAGACCCTCCCACTTACCGTCGATCAGATTGAAAAACTTTTTACCGTAGATACATCCACAGATGTAGTTGACCCAGCATGGCTGAGCGTCCCACTCAGTTTCCTCAAGATCGAAGTCGTATCCCTTTCCTTCGCTCGTCCTCACGTCCTCTTGAAGAGAGAGAAGGGCTTCCTTGTTTCCACTATTAATCTTGTCTCGTCCTTCGATAATATCACCTGTGACTAAGATGAAACGGCAGTCATCGAATACACCAAGATGGGAGTTATGGAGACCACGGCCGTTAAGCTCACCACGCATAAAGATGTGGGATCCTTTGCCGGACACAGACCTCTCACTGTATGATGGGAAGGTTTGAAAGATAAGTTTATTCTTACCCTGCTCCTCTGGGCAACTAGTGTAGTCGATATCCAGGGCGACCATACCATCTTTTTTCATAAAGCAGAAACCGAGATGGTCGCGCTCGCCACGATTGACACAGGCTAGAGCTTCTTTGTAAGAGGAGAATGTTTCGGGATCATTAGACCTAGCTTTCTTGTCGCTACCTGCGATGTAAGGTATCTTGAGAGTGCTGTCCGGTTTATTAGGATGGGGGGCTATGTCAAAGCACACCCATCTATCCAGCTTCTTCATGCAAGAAGGAAGCTTTTCGTAATTGATATTAACTTTATTCACTGCCGTCCTCCCCTTCTAAGAGAACTCTCCCAGACAGAAACTCATACAGCTTCTGCATGTTCTCGGAAGACATGTCGTCCCCCTTGGTGGCAAAGTGATAGAGCGCACCATAAGGCACTCCTGATTTATCTGAAATTTTCTGGTATGTTAAGTCGCATACGGCTAGTAGCTGCCTCGTTTCGGTCTTCAGTGTTCGGTCCATTGCCGAGACCTACGCGACTCACCTGATTCAGTCAACTTAAAAAATTTTTAGAAAATTAAAACTTTCCTCTGGACAATTAAGCCGGAGAGAATTAAACAAACTTTCACCATGACGAAAGCAAAAAAGAAGACACCGACTGCTAAGCAGATCGAAGCAGCACGTAAAAAGCTGAGTGAACTACACACGCAACGCAATGCTCTCAACGAAGAGATCTCTGCGATGCGTCATAAAATGGCAGACCACTTTCTCCCCGAGGAGGTGAAAAACCACGGAAGCAAGACAGTGAAGATGCACGGCGTAGCCATCACTGTAAACCGTAAGCTTACCATCACCTGCAACAAGGAGCAGCAGCAGCAGTTCCAATCGGATGCACCCGATCTTTACGATCAATTCATTCCGTCCGTTGCGGTCAGGGTCCTTAACGAAACAGAGTCTCGTAAGAACCTCGATCAGATTGATCGATGGGTTACTACCAAGCAGGGCCTTCCTGAGATTAAATTCAAAGACCTCGAAGAAGATGCCCAGAGTTAAATCAGCCAATGACTTGGCAGGAAAAGGCGGGGTGAAGTGTGCCATATACTCCGATGCTGGAGGAGGCAAAACCCTACTTGCAGCTACAGCGCCACGTCCTCTTGTGATAATGGTAGAGAAAACTGGTGCTGATTCCCTCACTACCGAAAACATTAAGCGTGTCTACGGTGATCAGAAGAAGATCACTTATGACGTGCCAGTTATCGAAGCTCATACCGTTGAGCAGTTCGACGAGGCTGTCAACTTCGTTCGCGGGTCTAAAGATTACGAGACGATCATTGTCGATAGCATGTCCGAGTTGTCTAAGATCCGGTTGAAGGACGAGCTACCACACCACAAGAATGCAATGCAGGCTTACGGTGTCCTTGCTCAGGAGATGGATGACATGGTTCGCGAAATGCGAGACGATGATAAGAACTGGGTATTTCTATTCCACAAAGGGCGAGAAGATACTTACGATGAGGATGGGGAAAAGTCAGGAACTCAGTATGTACCTGACTTCGAGGGTCAGAAGATGAACCATGATTTCCCTTACCTTATTGGGGACATCTACTTCATCGATGTCGATCCTGATGACGAGAGCGGTAACCCCGCCCGTCGTCTCCGCACGGCCAAGGGTGATACGGCTTACCTCGCCAAGAACCGGAGAGGTGGTCTTGACATGCTTGAAGACATGCACCTTGGAAAGATTTTCTGGAAGCTCAAGAAGAAGAGCACCAGGATTAAGAAGAAATAAAACTGTGGTGTCACCTGCCTGTAAGTGGTGAGTTCGGAATGCAGTCCACGTTAAAGTAAAACCTATTATGGATAAAACACCATTCAGCTTCAAGAGAAGCAACTACGGATCCGTCAACAGCGGTACAAACAACGAGCTTCCTATCGGGAAGCATAACTATCAGGTGACCAACGTGTCTTACGAGCAGGTGAAAGCCGACAAGTCAGGCAAGCGTCACCACGTAAAGGTTGACCTCCGTCACAGCAACGGGAGCAACTACGTGCAGTTCTTCGAGATCGCTCCGAAGGATAAGAATGATGAAACCCGTGCTCGTATTGCGGGTGACGTCTTCGGGTCTATCGTCGATGCCTGTGGTATAACCACAGACAATATTAAAGCCGCTCACTTTAAAAAGATGAAAGGTAGCGACATTGGTATCCGAACAGCCGAGTCCGTCTCCGGTAAAGGTAAGACCTCTAGAAAGTACATCAACATCCGTGAGGTCATCGCGGAAGGTTGGGATGAAGCTGAGGATATCGAAGACGAGGAGGATGATGACGAGGAAGATGAGGTTCCTACCCCGAAGCCTAAGAAGTCTAAGTCCCGTAAGAAACCCGAGCCTGATGAAGATGAGGATGAGGATGAGGAGGATGAGGATGAGGAGGATGAGGATGAGGATGAGGATGAGGATGAGGATGAGGATGATGATGATGATGATGATGATGATGATGATGATGATGATGATGACTCTCCATTTTAATATCAGATGATCACAAAGATTCTTGAGTTGCCGATGCCTAACAGGTGCTTGTCTCCTAATGCACGGCCTAACCGTTTTGCTAAGGCGTCGTCAACCAAGAGTCACCGCACGAAAGCCAGACGGGAAGCCTATCTTCTAAAGCAGGAGTTAGACTTCCCCGATGGCTTCGTTATTATATCGATTAAGTATATCCCTTACTGGAAGACAAAGTCTCGTAAGGATGACACGAATTTAATTGCGTCATGCAAAGCCTACGAAGATGGATTGCAAGACGCATTCGGTCAAGACGACAGCACATGGGAGATCGAGAGACCTATGCACCGTTACGACCGAGAGAACTCACGACTAGAGATCCACATTAACATACAGCCTTTATGAAGAAACTACCACTTATGTTTGCCGATACCGAAACAACCGGCACAGAGGAAAGAGACCGTCTCATTCAGCTCGCTTATCGGTGCGGTAAGCGGGATGTCAACGAGTTATATCAACCGCCATCCGGTGTGAGTATCGGGGTAGGTGCTATGGCTGTTCACCATATCACAGAGACTATGGTCACAGATAAGACAAGGTTCAAGGGATCAGACGAGCACAAGTTCCTGAAGAAGAATAGAAACAAGGTAGTCTTTGTAGCGCACAACGCACCCTTTGATACCGGTATGCTTGCCAAGGAAGGGATCGAGTTCCCTCATGTTATCGATACCCTTCGTGTGATACGACACCTCGACAAAGACTACAAGATCGAGAGGCACAATCTCCAGTACCTGCGATACTACTTTGGGATGGAGATAGACGCTGTCGCGCATGATGCGTGGGGAGACATCCTGGTTCTTGAGCAGCTTTACAATCTACTTGAGAAGCAGGTTCAGAAGATTAACGACAATGCACTGACTGACGAGGAAGTTGTCGCTAAGATGATTAAGGCTACCAACAAGCCGGTGTTGATGCGTAAGTTTACCTTTGGTAAACATAAAGAACGATGGCTCAAAGACGTGGTTGAGGACGACCGTGGATACCTGACGTGGTTGCAAAACGAAAAGATGAAGGAGCCGGAAGGTGAAGAGGATTGGCTTTACACTTTGAACTACTACTTAAACAGATGAAGTTTGATGTCAACAAGCTCAGGTCCGCCATAGACGAGTGGTCCATGAACATGGGGGAGGAAGATATCCACATAAAGATCCCTAGTAACGAAGGAAAGAAGCGGGAGCACCTTGGGTTATCGATGATAGGAGACCCATGCGTTCGTGCCGCTTTCTATAGATACCGTAAAGTTTCAAAGCCCGTGTTCCCTCCTCGTATCCTGCGGCTCTTTCAGAGGGGACACCGTGAGGAGTTCTTCTTCGAGCACATGCTTAGAGGAGTTGGCCTAAAGATATGGAACGTAGACCCTAAGACCGGAAAACAGTTTCACGTATCAGACTTTGACGGACATCTTCAGGGATCGATGGACGGTGTGGCTAAAGATATTAATGGCAGGTTCACCAAGAGCACGAAGCCATTTAAGACTGAGTATAAAACTTACAACGATAAAAGGTTTCAGAAGCTCAAGAAGGAAGGGTTGAAAAAATCCGATCCAAAATACTGGGATCAGGTCCAAGGGTATCTTGGTTACGAGCCACGTTTAGGAGGATCTCTTTTCCTTGCTGTAAATAAAAACGACGACGACATCCACATCCTGTGGATCGATCCATGTCCAAAGACTTTTGAGAAGATTAAGGTAAGGGCCGATCAAATCCTGGGCGCGGATCGTCCCCCCCGTGGCATAAGTCTGAACTACTCAGACTGGCGATGTGCCTACTGCGATTTCAAGGAAAACTGTTTCAAGGGAAAAGAGTCCGTTAAGTCATGCCGTTCCTGCTTCTTTTCTCAACCCGCCGAAGGTGGGGAGTGGGAATGCACTAAAGGAAGAGACTACGGAATTTTATGTGAAAGATGGGAAGACATTAACAGATGAAGCTTAAACAACGATGTTACCAGAGGGAGGCAGTAGACACCTTATGGAACGATATACACAACAAAGATGGTAATCCTCTGGGGGTGGCTCCGACAGGTGTCGGTAAGACTTTTATCATGAACGCGCTGATCCGTAAGATTGCACGCAAGTATAAGCGAGACAGGGTCATGAGCTTAACGCACGATGCAAAGATCATCGACCAGAACGCTACCGCCATGAAGAAGATGTGGAAGTTAGCTGACGTAGGGATCTACTCCTCCGGCCTTAACATGCGGGATAAACGCAACCGAGTAATCTACGCCGGTATCCAGTCTGTTCATAGACGTGCTGAAGAGTTTGGTAAAGTCAACGTCCTCTTTATTGACGAAGCCCACATGCTTTCGCCGGAGCAGGATTCGATGTATGATCGCTTCATCTCTTGCTTGCTTGAGATAAACCCTAAGATGAAGATCATCTACCTGTCAGCTACACCGTATCGACTAGGTCAGGGTTATCTGACAGAGCATAAGTGGGTTGACTATGTCTCGTTCGACTACACTAAAACTGAGAAGTTTAATTGGTTCGTCGATCAGGGCTACCTATCCCCGCTTATAACCAAGAAAGCAGCTACTGAGTTCGACGTTAGCGCGATGTCTATTAAAGGAGGGGACTTTAACAAGAAGCAGGCGGAAGAGATCTCTAATACAATGGAGAATAACAAAGCCGTGGTGGAGGAGTGTATTCGATATGGCATGGATCGAAAGCACTGGATGGTATTCGCCTCCGGTATTGAGCACGGAATAGCACTGGCTGAGATGTTCGAGTCTTACGGTATCAGCGCGATCTGTCTCCACTCTAAATCAGAAAGAAGAGAGGAGGAGCAGGCAAAGTGGGAGCGTGGGAAGTGTAGAGCCATGGTCAACGTCGGTCTCTACACCACCGGATACGACTTCACTCCTCTCGATCTCATCGCCGTCGCCCGTGCTACACAGTCAACGGCTCTATGGGTACAGATGTGTGGACGAGGGACACGTTGCGTGTATAAGAAAGGGGTTGATATCAGTGACCAGACAGGAAGATTGAAAGCAATTAAGAAAGGGACAAAGCAGAACTGTCTAATCCTGGACTTTGCCGGTAACACGCGAAGACTAGGGGCTATCAACTGCCCCGTTATACCGGCGAAAAGACAGAAAGGTGACGGTAATGAGGGCGAGGCTCCGGTAAAGGTATGCCCCCAGTGTGAGACGTATGCTCACACCCGAGCATCGGTTTGTGCTCAGTGCGGATACGAGTTCCCTCCACCCGATACTATTGAGAAGAAGGCGGGGCAGGATGATGTCATGGTTAGAGAAACCCTCGAACCTAGTACAGAGAGCTTCGACGTCATCTCCACACTCTATCGAGTTGGTGTATCGAGACAAACGAAACAATACTATTTCCGCACTAACTACGCTACGCTGTCTGGATCGTTTACTAAGGGAGACTATCCCGAGAGCGCCTACGAAGCACCAGTAAATAGGTTCCGATCATTCTGGTGGAAGGCTTTAAAGAAAAAGAACGGCCGTCCTTCTGCATACAAAGGATACCCTAAGACAGCGGCTGAAGCTGTAGAAAGAGCGCCCGATGAGCTAAAAGATCCTACTAAAATCCTGGTTGATATGAACTGCAAGTTTCAAACTATTGAAGAAATTACCTATGAATGACATCAAGAATAAACTGACGCACGTGATGAAATCGTGCAGTGAAAACTCACCCTCGGTTGCTGCTTCTATGGTTAAGTTTCACAACAATAAGATGGTATCTTATGGTGGTGTTTTCTGCGTTCAGGTTCCTTTCCAAAACGGACTTGACTGCGCTTTCTCTCCAAAACCTTTATTAAACTTCTTCCGTAAGCCTAGGGAAGGTGTGGTCTACACCCACAAGAACGGTAAGATGCTGGTTAAACACAAGAGAGAAAGAGTAACAATTACCACAGTTGAGGGGACCGCCATGCCTATCATCGATGTACTGTCTGAACCTGAGAAGGTGAAAAAGTTTCCTAGTAAGAAAGCAATTAAGTGTTTGCTTGAATGTATCAACCCCTCAGATCCTTTGCACGCCCTCCAAGGTGTTCTCTTAAAAGACCGCATGGCAGTTGCCACTAATAGAAAAGTGATACTCGCTCTTCCTTCCGGCCTAAGTAAAAATATTGATCTGGTTCTTCCCATAGACACTCTGAAGTTTATGTCAACCTTGGACGCTAAGGTAAATCGTGTAGCGTATGACGGGACTCACATCAAGTTTTACTACGATGACGGTATGACAGTTTGCAGTCAGATAATTGACTCTGAAAAATTCCCAACATTTCAAGGGGTTGTCGTAACTAAAGGAGACGAAGTTAAAATCAACGAACAGGTAGTAGAGGAGTTGTCGGGTATCAAGTGCGACACGGTCACGGTATCTAACGAAGGCATAACCTACACTCTAGACGAGGGCAAATCCGTGGGAGAGTTAAGGATCAAGAGCAGGGGAGAGTTTAGCTTTACTGTCAGAAAACCCTTGTTCGATATTCTTATGGATCTTACCATCGATAACATTATCTATATTGACAAGGGCATGAAGAGCCTACATGCTAACGGACAGAAGCACTTTAGGATGGTGCTAACCACATACGCTAATGCCTGACCTGTTTAATCTAAAGTCCGATGGTAAACGGAAGAAGATCAAGTTTAACCCAAGACCGGAGATCCCTAAGACCGGTTGGAAGAGACGGTCTGACTTCCCCGATCTATCGAGGGCAAAAGCCATCTGCATAGATGTCGAGACCAAAGACCCAGGACTGATACAGTTTGGCGCTGGCTGGGGACGAGGGGTCGGCCATATAATAGGGGTAGCAGTAGGCACTGACGATGGTTGGCAGAGGTACTACCCGATACGGCATGAGTGCAACGGTGAGGATAACCACGATCCCGAGGTAGTTTTTAACTGGCTTAGAAAGCAGCTATCAAGGAGCCGTCAGACTAAAGTAGGACACAATCTTATCTACGATTTGGGATGGTTGAGAGAGGAGAACGTCGTGGTTAAGGGAAAGTTGTGGGATACCCGTATAGCTGAGAAACTTCTCAACTACTACGAGGATGCTAGCCTCGGCGGGTCTTGCAGTAGGTACGGGATTAGGGGTAAGGACGAGAGCATCCTATATGATTGGTGTTGGAAAGCTTTCGGACAGAGTTCAAAGCCGTCTTCTAAAAAGAGTTTACGCGCTAACGCAATGCAGAACCTCTACCGAACACCGGCTACCCTTGTGGGTTTCTATGCTGAGTCAGACGTACGCGCACCTATCGAGCTGGCTAAGAAGCAGTACAAGAAACTAAACAAGGCCGGTCTCGATGCCTCTTTTGATTTGGAGTGTAAGCTATTACCTCTACTGATCGAGATGCGTATGGCCGGTGTGTCGGTAGACATAGACGCAGCCGAGAAAGCAAGTAAAGGGTTTGAGAAAAATATTAATAACGCTCAAAAGAAAATCGACAAAATTACTGGACGTAAGGGAACGCAGACAGGTTCTCCTAAAGAGATGGGGCCTATCTTTGATTCACTTGGGATAGAGACTCAGCGTACTCCAACGGGACAGGTATCACTTAAAGCCTCGGTGCTTGAGCAATCGGATCACAATCTGTGTAAGCTGATCATTGATATAGAAGAGCTGAAGAAGTATAAGTCCACATTTATAGATGGTTACATTCTTGAGTCCAGCATCAACGGTAAACTATTCGGGGAGTTTGATCCGTTAGGAGCCAAGACCGGACGCTTCAGCTCTAGAAATCCCAACCTACAGAACCTTCCATCTAGAAACAACTTAGCTCATATGATCCGATCTTGCTTTGTGCCGGATGAGGGTCACCCATTCTGGCGTAAGTATGACTACGCCTCTATCGAGAACAGGATCTTCGCGCACTATGCGGTTGGGTCGTCCGGCGACCGTCTTCGACAGCAGTATATCGACAACCCCCAAACTGATTACCACAACTGGTGTCTAGATCTAGTGGCCCCTATTGCTGGTTGGGATATCAGCACTGAGGAGAAGTATAAGAAGTGGCGTAAACCTATTAAGAATATTAACTTCGGTATTGTCTACGGTCTTCAAGCCAAATCCCTCGCCGCTCAACTAGGGATACCGTTCAAGAAAGCCAAGGTGCTCCTTCAGTCCTACAACGACGCGCTACCTTACGTGTCTGATACGATGGACTACTTTTCAAGAAGAGCAGGTAGGAAGGGTTACTCTGAGACTTTGCTGGGACGAAAGGTGGTGTTCGATAAATGGGAGCCTTGTAAATACGATGCTGATTCTATACCTCTACCACGCTTGATAGCTATTAAGAAATACGGGTTAAACATCATGCGAGCCGGACTATACAAGGCGACCAACTACACCATTCAAGGAACGGCTGCTGATCAGATGAAGTCGGCTATGGTGAAGTGTTGGGAGGACGGGATATTTGATGCGACGGGAGTACCCCGTATGACGGTTCACGATGAACTAGACTTCTCAGACCCAGGAGGGTCGGACGAAGCATTCAGAGAAATGTCTCACGTAATGGAGACAGCCGTAGACCTCAGAGTACCCGTGCTTGTGGACGGGGAGATAGGCCCCAACTGGGCCGACCTTACTGACATACCGAGATAATTTTAGCACTCTATGAAAACACCAAATAACATGACCACGACAGGGCTTTTGCGAGTCCAGAGAAAATACGCCGAACCAGCTACGACAGCCGGAGCTTTTATACTGGCAGCAGCTACGGCTGAGTTATCCAAAAGAGACGAAGAGCTATCAGAGGGTTCTTCTGAAGTAAACTTAGACGATGCACTTGTTGATATCTCTCTCGATATCGAGACAATGGAGGCGTTTATTTAACAGTAGGTAAGCCGTTAGCCTTACGAGATTCGTTCGCGATGTCCTTCGCTTTAAGGCGGAGGGCATCGTTTGCTATACCGTTGTCTATTGCTTTTTTTAGACCTTCAACAATTTCACCGCGCATCTTATTCTGAAGATTCAAAGGAACTCTAGTTGTCTCTTCGTTCTTTTTCATGACGACACTAAACGGGAACCTTGCTATCAGAGAATCTATAGTCTTAGTATTTAGGTTGTTGTATCTAACACCACCTAGATCTCTCTTGAGCCGCCTCCTATTCATCTCAAATATAGGCTCCATGCTTCTCTTAAACCTGGGTTTCGATACACCTTGCTGGTTCACTCCTGTCCTTACTTTTCTAGCTTCTTGCATAGTAAGGGTGTCGTAACTTTTACTAAACTGAGACTTAGCTTCTTTATCGAGAGCGCGATTAAACTTAGCTGATTCCCCCTCCACATACCCATTGATACCTACGAAGTTAGAGATGGTATCGAAGATGCTTAGTTTGAGGTCAGGTTTCTCTACTGCGATTCGGTCTAGATTTACCAAAGAAATTCCGGTGGACTTGTGAAGGTAGGTTAAAACTGGATCAGTAGCAGCAACAACAGCAGGACCGGCTGAGAGTGGGATCAGGTTAGCACGTAGTATTTCCACTTTAGTTGCTGGATTACCAAAGAAATCCTCACCCGATATTAACTGATCAGCCATGTGCATGGAGCTACGAAGCTTACCTCCCAAAAAGTTACCCATTCTATCAACAGTAGTTTTATCGATGTTTGCATTCTCCATTCCCATGGTGTCTGCTAAGTTCTGAGCAGCAGATCCGGCGACGGCATTCATAAGACCACGGTAGAATCCTCCCCACTGTAACTTCTTAGTTCCATTGCCAACTTGGTAATCGATTGTAAGGTAGTCTTTTGCTCCTGGAATCATGCGACGTCCTATTTTTTTGGCAGCTCTAGAGATTGCGTTTTCGTCATCCTCATCTTCATCAGCCATCTCAGCAGCAATGGCGAGAGCAAAGTAAGATACATGAACACCTACCGCAAACAGACCTAGACGCCGTGTAGCATTTTTCCTAATCTGTTTATTAGGGCTAGCCAAATCTAGAACCACCGACGCAAAACCAACATACATACCGGCTGCTGTAAGAAACCCTCGGCTAGCTGTAACCAGGTTGCTGTTAAGACCGTATCGGGCTAAGTTTTCTCGTCCGTGAATATTATCAGCAGACTTAGCTGCTAAAGCAATGTTCTCTGTAGTAAACTTACCTTCTGCTTTTAAACGAAGGATATCGGACTCGAAAGTGTAAGACGCAGCTAGTGACTGCATAATTCCTTGAAGCTCACCGAACTTAGTGTACACACGTTGAACAGGTCGGACTGCTGCACGTCCTGCTGCTTGAGCGCCGTCTCTCTGTCTTTCTAATACGTCAGCTTCTGCTCTGTTGCTGATAAATTCTTCAGCAATAGTAGCCCATTGACCTCCGTGCTGGACAGCCAGTTTAATATAGTCAGCACGCTGAGCTACTTCTTTTCTAAGTCTTTCCGGCTTACCTGCAAGATTTGAAACTGAGAGACCAGTTATTTTAGCCCAACGGAAAGGTTTAGTGAACAGTGTGTAGAGATTCTGCAAGAACATCGCACTTAAATCAATCGCGAGGGCAAGTTTACTAGGAATAGAAGCGAGGTCAGCAAGTCCAGTAATAAGAGAACTGCTTGAGTGAATACGGTCGATGCCGTCTTGAATCTGTTTGGCGTCAGCCGAAGAAGCACGCATAGAGAGAGGTCCGAGCCTAACCACATCTTCGAGAAGCTCGTCCCCCTTCTTGATACTTTTCCTCTTAACTATAGTTTCTCCAGAGATAGGATCTACTCGCTCTTCTGTGACTACGGTTCTTTTAGAAGGAAGGGCTACCGAGCGGAAGTCACTGTCACTAAACAAACGCTGGTTATACACCATAGCCTTAACAGAAATAATCTGATCGACCATCCGGTCGAAAGGGTGGTCCTGGTAAATATACCCAGCAGTAATTCCGTCGGCTTCGGTCTTAAACTTACGCTGACCCTTGGCTCCAGTTTTAGCCATGCGATTTTTGTAGTCTCTGCTATTACGAGGGTTGTCCAGTATATCTCGGTGCGTTACTTTTCCTCTTGCAGCGTAGATTAACTCGGATAGACGTCCAATGTCTATGCCAGTTCCGTCTTCGTTCATAACTTCTGCAAGAACGACCCCTTCTGAGCTAGCCATTTTTACCGCCCATCGATTAAATTTTACCACTTCTCTGAAGAAGTCGCGCACGTTATCGCTGGCAAAGTCAAACGCTTCAAAGTCTCTCTGTATTTCTTCCGCTAAGTCTGAGAAATATTTAGGGGTAGGTCCCCCGTCTTTACGAAGGACTCCTAGAATCTCAATATTACCCTTGTCATCTTTTTTAACTTTAAGGTCAGGAAACTTTTCTTCGAGCAAAGTCCTCATAACCTTAGCTTCAGAAGGGAGTGTGGACATTGAAAATGCGTTAGCAGTTATAGCTATGTTTGGGAGAAAGTCCTTCACGTTTTGAAGCATGATCTTAGCATTACCCAGTGGGAGGTTAAACAAAGACGCCGTGTACTCCATAACGGAACGAACTGGCTTAGACCCCGTAACCGCATCTGCAAGATTAAGAACTGATTGTTTGTCCTGTCCTAGTAACTTAGCATCTTCCCGAGAAAGCAAAGGGATAGCCGTGTCTGGAGTTTCTATATCTTCTTCGCTATTGAGAGGAGATAACCCTACTTGTCCTGCGTTCTTTTTGTCTTCTTCTAACTTAGCGTCTACGTCAGAATCATCATCTGGTTTTATGCTGCGGCGCTTGGCAACGCTCCCAGGTTCTATGACTTTACTGTTATCGACCTTCCCATCGTTTTTCTTGAGATCGGCAAACAATCGTCCAAGAATAGGTCGGATACGATTACCAAAACCCTCGATCATTCTCTTGGAGAATTCGGTGAATTTCTTGGTCGTGTTCCAGATCCCTTTAGCAGCTTTTAACACTAAGGCGGGATCGGGGAAAATCATGCTGTATAACACCAGCGCATCTCCTTCGTCAGAGTCTTCTTGATCTTCAATCTCTTCATCAGTCAGTAGATCAGCCGACCCGTTGGTTCTGAGATCACGAACAATATCTACGGAATTCTCACCAGAAATAAAGCGTTCTGTGTACTGTTCTTTCTGATACGCATTAGCTTCTCGTAAAAAGGCATCGACATCAACATCCTCATTTTCATCGATAGAACCTTCCTCTGATAAGTCAGGCTCAACTACAATGTTTATGACCTCGTTCTGAATTTCAACCAGATCTGATTCGGTGTTAGCTTTTTCAATAAGAGATTTGAATCTAGATCTTTCAGAGTCTGATATGATCTCGGATGAAGTGTCCTCCAGAGCCTCTAATACCCCTTCTTTCATCTCTCTAATTTTAGAAGAAGGAACATCCAACCGGTCTCCATCAGGATTTTTCTCCGCAGCTTCCTCTTCTGTGGTTGGACTCTCTTCCACTACCTCCTCACTGATACCAGGATCTTTTGCGAGAGTGTTTCCTAGAGACTCGGAAAGAGCCAGTGCCAATTCAATCTCGTCTCTACGATGAGACTCTACGTTGGGGTCTGGGTTCGCCTTATTTTCATATTCTATGGAAGCGTCTTCCTTTTTACCAATCCACGTATCAAGGTCTTCCACAAGATCTTGAGTCGGCTCCTCAGTGAAAAACTTTTTCGGAATACCACCCTTACCGTAGTGCTTCCCATTCGTAGCCTCTCCTATAAGATCCGTGTTTCTTTTTCGTAAGGGTTCTAAATCAACAGAAGTATCGCTTGATTTTTCTTCTTTGGATTCTTCTGTTTTACCGAGAGTCTCTTCGGCTACGTCAGTTTTAGTCCTGTTAAGGCTGACGCCCCTACCTTTCTCAGCCCCTTGATTTTCCTCAATAAATTCAGCGAGGTCTTTCTTACTTCTGTTTAAAGCAATCGGACGGGTGTCAGCGAGAGCTGGGAAAAATCCCATTGTCCGGTTGAGGTTTATCTGAGCATTGATAGACGCTGCTTTTTCCTTTAGAACATTGTAAGGCAAATTAACCAAAGGTGTCTCAGGGGTAGGAGTGTTATCCTCGTCTTGGTCCTCAGCTACTTCTTCATCCTCAGATACGTCCTCGTCTACATCTTGGTCATCTTCAATAGGGGCAAGGAGCTGAGACTCTTCAGCTTTTAGTTTAGCTTCTTCAATCTCTTCTTTGATTTCGTTAGAAGGGTTCTCTATTAAAGAAAGCTCAAGACGCTCTTGAAGATTATCCGAAAGCTGTTCTTCGTTCTGTTTGACTTTCAGTCTCCTCTCTGCTTCGGCGGGAGAGAGTTCGTTACCCTCGATGTCCAGAGCAGTTGGCACGCCGTTATCGTCATACACAAAATTAACGAAGGTGTCAGGGTTTACTGAGCTGCGATCAACTCCCGAAAGCTCGGAAGGCATAGCTTCTTCCAAAACCTCTTCTATTTCTTTTAGGCTTCTGCTAGCATTTGGGGAGAGTGTACCTCTTTCCTCAATACTTTTTTTGAGCCTGTTAAGTATAACCTCTGCTTGTTTCAGCTTACCCGCTTTCACCAGTTCTAAGATGCGGCTTGAGACAAGAAAGACATGCCCCCTATCGGCTCTTCTTAAAGTTTCTCGGTAGTCTGGTAATGTTGATTCTGAAGGACCTTTATCAGATCTAGCCACAACACCATCTTTGTTTACGGTAAAGAATCGGTTTACTGGAATAGGTGATCCTGTAAAGCCTGACGTAGAATTTCTCTTCTTTACCACATCAGCATTAGACTCTCCTTTTTTGAGGACTGCGTCCAGTTTGGGAGCGATCTTCTTTGCTAGCTTAGGGTTGGTGAAACGAAGAACATTAAACTCCGCAATAATTTCGTTAGGAGACAGTAGGTAGTTAAAGAATTTTACATCAGCGTTATCGGATTCAGAAACTTTCTTTCTAAGACCAGGATACAGGTTCTCTTCAATCTTAGCTATCTCCTCTTGTATTTCAGAGGACTCGTTTATTTCTTCTGAATATGCTCCGTGAGTAGCATGACCAAGCTCATGAGCTAAAACACGGGATGTTGTATTAGAATCAAGGTTGGGGGATATTGTCACACCGCCGTTAAGGTGTCCTCCAAGTCGGCCCATTACGTACACCGCACCTATTTTACTCACTATTTTTTTGTAAGCTTTAAGGATACGGTCTGACACACTATCAGTGACCTCAGCCCCTTGGTCTTTATAACCAATATTCTCAAACTTTTCCTTACGCTTGGTAGGATCAATAATGTCCGACTCTTTAGTTCCACCGGATATCTCGCGTCGAGTAGCCTTGGATTTTTTATTAACTGATATAGGTAGGTCTGGTTCTTCACGCCTATCTCTAATGGTAGGTTCAGAAGGAGGACTAAACTTAGTAGAAGAAGGGGTGACCTCATCAACAGGAACTACATTCTCGTTCTCTACATTTTCAGAACTCTCCTCTTCTTCCTGCTTATCACTAACCGGTTCCTGCTTATCACTAACCGGCTCAGCCGGAGGTGTAATAGAAAACCCTTCCGCTTGTTTGAGATCAATAGATGAGATTCTTACGATAACTTTTTCTTTCCCATCGACTGTGATGGTCGTAGTGCTCGCAGCGTTTGACCTGATCACCGTAGGGATCTCTTCTACGCTATCGTATTCTAATGTCAGGTTCTCAGAGTCGCTTAACTCACCAATCTCTTGTTTAGTTAAGCCAGAGGCTTTCCCTAACTCGCTTACTACATCAGGAGAAACATTACGATTAGGGTCTAGTAGATCTTTTTTCTGCTCTTGGAGATCTTCAAGCTCTGTCAGCTCAGCCTCATTAAGCTCTTCTTTACTCTCAAGAGTAGCAATACGGCTATTCGTTACTTGAAGAAGATCTTGAACGGACTGCGATAACTCTTTTCTTGAATCTCTTACACCCTGTTCCATCCCCGCCATAGCTTCATCAGTTGTCTCACCAACTGACTCGGTGCTGTCGCTAGTAGAGGGTAGTTCTCCTGTTTGCCTAACCAGACCAAAAGATCCCCCGTAACCACCCCCGATAACAGCGGCTTTAAAAGCGTTGACAGCAAGCTCCTGAGAACTAGCTCCTGTGAATTCCTGGGTATGAAGACCGTTAATAAACTCATCCACAAACTCCTCGATGCCTTCTCCGACTACACCGACACCGACATTAACAAGTCTTTGCATGAGCTGTGACTTAGCGATCCTACCACCTAAAGCGGCACGACGTCGGAAGTCTTCAACACCACCCAAACCTATCTTGTTAAAACCGTTTGAGACAAGGAAGGTAGTCCCGAATCCTAGGATACCCGCATTTAAGGCTTGTCCTGCATCTCCCCCGTTATCGAGGACGTCTCGGGAGTTAAACGATGCACTTTGTAAACCTCCAAACCCAGTAGCGAACAACGTAGCAACCTTGTTC